AGATAATGTTATTAATACAATAGTTGCTGACTCAAAAGCAATTGCAGAAGAACTAACTGGGCATACATGCGTAGAGTTTACTAGTTCAGATCCTGCAACAATTGGTGGGACATATGAAGATGGTTATTTTATTGAGCCACAACCATTTGAACACTGGATTTTAGATGAAAATAGAAATTGGATTCCTTGGATTCCAAAACCAGAATATGATCCAGAAACACAACTTCTATACTATTGGAGCCAAGAACAAGCATCATGGCTTATATCACCATATAAAATGATAGAAGTACCAACACCACCAGAAGAATAAAAATATTTAAAAAAATACCCCCAAGGACAAAATCCAAGGGGGTTATTTTTTTGTATAAAACTATTTAGGAAACTTTTTCATCCACATTCTAGTTTTAGGTGTTATGCCTTTCCAAGAAGACCAATCTTCTCCACCCCTAGACATATAGTATGCAATCTCAGCATTTTTCACGGGATTGAATAACTCAGCGTTAGAGTCAAGATCAAACTTATCTCGTCTATCTGGACCCAGTGTGTCAATCATATTAATCTGAAACATCCCATAGGATGAGTCCCCTGTCTTATGGTTTCCATTAAATGCTAAAGGACGACCATTAGATTCTTTCTTGGCTATTGCCCAAGCCACTACTAAATCATTACCGCTAAACCCAACAAGGTGAAGAAGTTTTTTCAGTTCAACATCTGTAAGATGTGTTTTGTTTTCATAACGTTCTAACATTTTTGCTTTAGAAACAACAAAAGCCACCTTGTGGGTGGCAGCAGGGTTTTCAGCCTGTTTAATTAGTAAGTTATTTTCCGTACTTGACGCATTGGCAAAGTTGCTAAATGGTGCAACAACTCCAACCATTGCTAGGATTCCAATCCAAGCCTTTAAATCTCTTCTCATAATAAAAACCTCCTAGAGACTAAAAATGCTACTTGTTAGTAGCATGTATTAATTATAACATGAATTTGGCTTCAAAGTCAAACTTTAGGTAACATTTCTATAACTTTTTAATTTTTATGCGGGGAAGTGGTATAATAATAAGTACTATGGCTACTGGCGCAACTACTAATTATGATCTTCCTTATCCCGTTTTAAGTGACCCTGTAAATGTTCATGAGGATATTCAGTCACTTGCAGAAAGACTAGAAGATGTTTTATCTAATGTTGGTGTTCCGTTTATTTCTTTAGAAGTTAGAAATACAACTGGTTCAACAATTGCAAAAGGAACTCCAGTCTATATTTCTGGTTATTCAACAAAACCATTAATTGCAAAATGTGACTCAGATGATTTAACAACATTTCCAGTTGTAGGAATAACACAGACAGCAATTTCAACTGCAACAGATGGAGTAATCATTGTCTCTGGAGTATTTGAAGAAATTGATACTTCTGCATTTTCTGCAGGAGATGTGCTATATGTTGCAAATGGTGGAGGCCTTACAGATACAATTCCAACAGGTGGATCAGGTGCTGTAGCAGTAGTTGCAAAGTCAAATGCATCAACTGGAATTATTATTGTTGGCCAGCCAAAAGGCAATGGAACATGGGGGGCATTAAAAAATGGACTTTCCTAATGGTATAATTTAGAAATGGCTACATTAAGAGACCAATCACAAAGCGCATATGCTGTAGGGTTAAAACCTCCAACCGTTACTTGGACGGTAGTTAGAGGAGACACAGCAGCCTTTAGAGTATACGTTGCAGATGATAACAAAGACCCACTTGTTATAGAAGACTGGACAATTGCCATGGAAATTAAGAGACCAGACACAACCCCTGGAGAGTTTACAGATAATGCAGAACTAGTTGTTGAACTTGAGCCCGTTCCATCAGAAGCAGATGCTGAAGGAGAGTTTACAGTTTCTTTAACTGCAAATGAATCAGTATTGTTAGAGACTGGTGATATTTTTGATATTGAGTTAAGGGATGCTTCAAGAGTTTGGACAGTTGCTCGTGGAACAATGATTATTATTGAGGATGTAACAAATAGCGAAGTAGTTTCATAACTATGGCTTTAGCAATAATTCTTGATGAGAACTTGCAAAAAGCAAAAACACTTAAGTCAGTTAGTTACCCCATAGCAAGTGTAATTCCAATAACAAGAGGGGTTAAAATAAATGAAGTCCTACCTTTTAGAGTAAGGTTTACAACAATAGGTCTTGCTGGGGCAAATGCAAATGTTCCAGGAATTGGATTGCAAATTATTGGAATCAATAACTATATACTTTGAAACATATGATATAATTCAGGCATGGCGAAAATATCAATAGCAAGCGTAAAGGCCCTGTTTCAGACAGGTGATAGACCAACCGAAGAAAACTATGTTGATTTAATTGATACCTCTGCAGCACAGGCAACAGACCTTGGAACTGCTGGTAATAATGAAGTAACAATAACTGGTATTGATAATAGCACAATTTTTGATAATTTTACTGCCTCAGAATGGAGATCAGTTAAGTATGTGATCTCACTAAAAAAGAGTACTGGAAATAGGTACTATACAACAGAGTTAACCATAGTCCCTGATAATACAGATGTAAATGTCAGTGAATATGGAACAGTAGACAATGATGGGAATATTGGCACCGTTAGCGTCTCTAGGGCAGGAGATACAGTTTCACTAACTGTAGTTCCAGTGGTGGGTCAGACCCCGATTACCTTACGCTACATGCGTACTGGTTTGAAGGCTTAACCAAGGAGATAATAAATGGCAACAGTAACAAAAGATTTTAGAGTAAAGGCTGGATTAGTAGTTGAGGGCGCAACCGCAACCGTTGAAGGTCACGATATTCTTACAAAGAAAATTGCAGATGCAAAAGGTGATTTACTAGTTGGTACTGCAGATAATGCAATATCACGTGTTGGCGTTGGAACAAACGGCCAGGTCCTTACTGCAGATTCTAATGAAGCAAGCGGACTTAAGTGGGCAGCACCAGCAGCAGTTGGTGTTTTTGAATCAAGCATTGTTTTTGAAGGTGCTACAGCAAATGACTTTGAAACAACACTTGCAGTAACGGATCCAACAGGAGACCGTACAATAACATTTCCAGATGCAACTGGTACAGTAGCACTTACTTCAGATATTACAGTAACTGCTTCATCAACAAACACATTTTCAAATAAGTCAGTATCACTAGCAACAAATACACTAACTGGTACTATTGCAGAATTTAACACTGCACTTACAGATGAGAACTTTGCTACAATTGCAGGAACAGAAACACTTACTAACAAGCGACTAACATCACCAAAAATTAATGAAGATGTTGCTATGTTGGCAACTGCTACAGAGTTGAACATTCTTGATGGAGCAACTCTTTCAACAACAGAACTTAACTATGTTGACGGTGTAACTTCAGCAATCCAAACTCAGTTAGATGCTAAGGCTTCATCTTCAGACCTTACAACTCACGGCAACCTTACAGAAGCACACGGTGCAACTGGTGCAGTAGTTGGAACAACAAATACACAGACTCTTACAAATAAGACACTTACAAGCCCAGTAGTAACTGGTCTTGCTCTTAATGACTCAAGCGTTGTTTTTGAAGGATCTTCAGCAGATGATAACGAAACTACTCTTACAGTAACAAACCCTACAGCAGATCGCACAATCACTTTGCCAGATGCTACAGGTACTGTTGCTCTTACAAATAATAAGTTGGATGCTTTTGCAGCAACTACTTCAGCAGAACTTCGTACAGTAATCTCTGATGAGACTGGAACTGGCGGACTTGTTTTTGCTGACACACCAACACTTATAACACCAAATATTGGTGCTGCAACTGGTACATCTTTGGTTCTTTCAGGGGACCTAACAGTTAACGGTACAACAACTACAATTAACTCAACAGAAATTACAATTGATGATAAGAACCTTGTTCTTGGTGCAGTAACATCTCCAACAGATGCAGGTGCAGACGGTGGTGGTCTTACTCTTAAGGGCGCTACAGATAAGACTTTCAACTGGGTAGATGCAACTGATTCATGGACATCTTCTGAGCATATGAATCTTGCTTCTGGCAAGGTATTAAAGATTGCTGGAACTGAAGTTCTATCAGCAACGCAGTACACTGGAAATGCTGCAACAGTAACAAATGGTATTACTACAGCAAGCAAGATTTCAGCACTGGCTGCAACATCTTCTTCAGAACTTGCAGGAGTTATCTCAGATGAAACAGGAACTGGTGCTCTAGTATTTGCTAACACACCAACTCTTGTTACTCCAGAAATTGGAGCAGCAACAGGTACAACTTTGTCTCTTTCAGGTGCACTAACTGCAACAGCAGTAACACTTACAAATTCACAGGTTGGAGATGCAACAGCAACTGCTGGAACATCAGCAACTACAATTGATACATGGTCAGCATCAACATATTCTGCTGCTAAGTATATTGTTCAAATGAAAAAGGGCAATGATATTGAAGTTCTTGAAGTTCTAGTTGCAGTTAACGGAACAAACGATGTTTATCTAACAGAGTATGCTGATGTAATTAGCAATGCACAACTTGGAACAACAGATGCTGTCTACTCAGGTGGAAATGTTCTTCTACAGGTAACTGCTGCTGCAGCAGATACTTCTGTTAAGATCCATAGAACCTATATCGAAGCATAATTAGTGACGGGAGTCAACTGTGGCAACAACTAATAGAGACTTTAAAGTAAAGCATGGGCTATCCGTAGCCGAAGGCGGTACTTTTGGATCAGCAGTCACAGTTGGCACCCCAACTGAAAATGGACACGCAGCAACAAAACTTTATGTAGATAATAAAGGTTTTCTTGTTAGCACAGCGGGGTCTGCACCAGAATCTGCTTCAAATGGTCAACTTTATATTGATACAGCAGAAAATAGACTAGCATTTTATTACAATAGTCAGTGGAATACCCTTGCATTACTAAATGACACAATTGAAATAGCACAACATATCCACGATACATCAATTGGTGGAACTGGTTTGATTGTTTCAACTTTTAAAGATGCAGGTTTTTATAATGAGGCTGGGGCTGAAGAAGATGCTGGTTTTTATAATACGAACAGTTGGTCTGTCACATACGATGGCGGAATTGCAACAGAAGTATTTAATTAAAACCTGATATAATATGAACATACACCACTGGAGGAGTAAATAATGGCAACAAGAATGCAGCAGCGTAGAGGTACCGCTTCACAATGGGTATCTTCTAATAGCGGCAATGGACCAATCCTAAATGCTGGAGAAATCGGCTGGGAGTCAGATACAAATAAATTTAAGATTGGCGATGGCGTTTCATCTTGGGCAAGCCTAGACTATTTTGCTGACATTAACTCAACAGTTAACCCAGCATTTGGTTCAAGTATTACATTTGAAGGTTCTACGGCAAATGATTATGAGACAGTCCTTGCAGTTACAGACCCTACTGCTGACCGTACTATTACATTTCCTGATGCCGAAGGAACAGTTCAACTTAGAGTTGCAGATATTTCAGATACAGAAATTGGCTACCTAAATGGAGTCACTTCTGCTATTCAGACACAGATGGATGCTAAGGCTCCACTTGCAGCACCAGCACTAACTGGCGATGCAACAGCCGTTAACCTAACAATATCTGGAAACCTAACCGTAAATGGAACTACAACAAACATTAACTCAACTAACCTTGTTATTGAAGATAAGAACATTGTTCTTGCAGACGTAACATCACCTACAGACACAACTGCAGATGGTGGCGGTATTACGTTAAAGGGTGCAACAGATAAGACACTTAACTGGGTAGATGCTACAGATGCCTGGACTTCATCAGAAGACTTCAATCTATTAACTGGTAAGGTTTATGAAATTGCAGGAACATCAGTTCTTTCTTCAACAACACTTGGTTCTGGAGTTACAGCATCTTCTCTTACATCCGTAGGAACAATCACTTCTGGTACATGGACTGGTACAGCAATTGCAATTGCAAATGGTGGTACTGGTGCAACTACAGCAATGACTGCAGCAACTGCACTTCTTCCAGACCAGGCATCTAACTCTGGTAAATATCTTACAACAGATGGCTCAGGAACTCTTTCTTGGGGAACTGTAACAGGATATTCAGCGCCAACACTTGGTTCAACATCAGTAGCCTCTGGTGCAACAGTAACAACAATTGTTGGACTTACAAAGGTTAGGTCAGATCAGTTTACAACACTTGATGCTAGTGGATTTGAAGTTGATCTTGAAACAATGGCAATTATGGGTGCTTTCTAAAAACAAAAGTACTAAACCTTAACTTTATAGTTAAAGAATTAAAACTCCGCATAACGTGGAGTTTTTTTCTTTGTAAATTTATGATATACTTAAGACCACTTTGGAAAATTCAAAGTACTCATCTAAATTTGCTTAGAAAGGTAAATAAATGTCAGAAGTTTTTTCGTTTCGTCTATCAGAAGATTTTGTAAATAAATATAATAGTGTTCCAGCACCCTTTGGATTTTCAGATGCGGGATCTAACTCATTAGGAGAGATTACATTTATTCGTACATATTCTCGCATGAAAGAAGATGGGACTAAAGAACGTTGGCATGAAGTTTGTCGCCGTGTAATTGAGGGTATGTATTCAGTACAAAAGAATCACGCTAAAGATAATCGTTTACCATGGAATGACAATAAAGCACAGAAGTCTGCTCAAGAAGCATTCCAAAGAATGTTTGAATTAAAGTGGACCCCTCCAGGCCGTGGTCTATGGGCATTTGGAACTCCTATGACTATGGAGAAGCGTAACTCTGCATCCCTTCAAAACTGTGCAATGGTTTCAACAAGAGATATTGATCGTAATGATCCTGGCGCACTATTTGCTTGGGTAATGGATGCATTAATGCTGGGTATTGGAGTTGGATTTGATACCCTTGGACAAGACAAGCAAATGTCTATATATGCTCCTACTGAGCCAGTATCTATTTATGAGATTCCAGATACTCGTGAAGGTTGGGTTGAATCAGTTCGTCTTTTGGTTAATTCATTTCTTCGTCAAAACCAGTCTATTCAAGAGTTTAACTATGACCTTATACGTCCTCTAGGAGCACCTATTAAGGGCTTTGGAGGGGTAGCAAGCGGTCCAGCACCACTTATTGATCTACATACACGTATTCGTAATGTAATTGGCTCTAGGGCAGGAGAACTACTAGATAGCCGTGCAATTGTAGACATTGTTAATCTTATTGGAACATGTGTTGTTTCTGGAAACGTTCGTCGTTCTGCAACTCTTGCACTTGGAACACCAGAAGATGAAGGTTTTATTAATCTTAAGAATCCAGAAGTATTTCCAGATCGTAACTCATATGATCCAGAAAAGCCAGGATGGGCTTGGATGTCAAACAATTCTATTTCAGCAACTGTTGGAACAAAATATGAAGACTATGTAGATTTAATTGCAGACAATGGAGAGCCAGGTTTTATTTGGCTTGATGTTGCTCGTAATTATGGCCGCCTTGCGGATGCTCCTGACTATAAGGACACTCGCATTATGGGCTTCAATCCTTGTGCGGAGCAGCCATTAGAATCATACGAACTTTGTACACTTGTAGAAGTGCACCTAAACCGTCATGAATCTAAGGAGGACTTCCTCAAGACATTGAAGTTTGCATACCTTTATGGAAAAACTGTAACTCTAATGCCAACACATTGGCAACAGACAAATGGAATTATGCAACGTAATCGTCGCATTGGAACATCACTTACTGGAATTGCATCTTTTGCAGATAATACTGGACTTCCAGCATTGCGTGAATGGATGGATGAAGGATATAAAAAGATTCGTCATTATGACCACAAATATTCTGAGTGGCTATGTGTTCGTGAATCAGTTCGTGTAACGACAGTTAAGCCTTCAGGTTCTGTATCACTTCTTTCTGGAGCAACTCCTGGAGTTCACTGGGGACCTGGTGGAGAATTTTATCTTCGTGCTATTCGTTTTGGTAATACCGATCCAATGATGCATTTATTTAAAGCAGCGGGATATAAAATTGAAGACGACCTTGTATCAGCAAATACATCTGTAGTATATTTCCCAGTAGCATCTGGACACAAACGTGCTGAGAAACAGGTAAGTTTATTTGAGAAGATTGGTTTGGCAGCAACTGCTCAAAAGTACTGGTCAGATAATGGTGTTTCTGTAACTCTATCGTTTGACAAGGAAACAGAAAAGCAGTTTGTGGCTCCAGCATTAAATATGTATGAGGGTCAATTAAAGGCTGTATCTTTTCTTCCAATGGGGAATAAGACTTATCCACAACAACCATATAGTGAGATTTCAAGAGAAGAATATAATGCCTATGTTGGAAAAATTGGAAAGATTGATTGGTCTGCAATTTATGACGGTAAAGATAACTTAGATGCTGAGTCTGAAAAATACTGCTCAACTGATGCTTGTGAAATTAAACTTTATTAAAAGGGTAAACTATGTATAATAATGAAACATTGCCAAAATTTAATATTTCTCCAACGGTTGTTAATAAAGTAAAAATAGATTTTGACGGAAATAGCAACTATTCTTTATCTTGTGATGATTCACTATGGATGACATATAATTCACACAATAATATATCAATTAAACAAATGTACTCATCTTATGATTTAGCCTATGGAGATGTGTTAGTAAGTGGTCTAGGGTTTGGAATTGTTGCATTATGGGTAGCAAGTAAGCCAGAGGTAAAAACTGTTACTGTTTATGAAATTTCAAAAGATGTAATTGATATATTTTTAAAAAATAATTTAATTCCAAAAAATTTAATTATTAAAAATCAAAATATAAACGATTTAATAAGTAATATTCATTATGACTGTATATTGTTAGATCATTATGAACTTGAACCATTACAGTATAGAATTGAGAATATGTCTAAAATATCAAAAAATATACCAAATCATAACACTATTTGGTTTTGGTCTCTAGAAAGCATTTTTACAGAGTTTTCTTATGGCCTTAAATTTGAAGAACTATACGGAAACTTCCTATACTATAATTTAGTCGATTTTTACCAAGAATGGGAGTCTTTTAGATCTAATGTCCTAAAGGTTGAGACAATCCCCAAACTTTCCCAGTATAAGATCAATGAGTATGTTTATACATATTACGATAGGATAGGGTATGGAAACTGGTATAATTATAAAATAGGAGAGTAATGTCTAGCCCATCAAATTTATACGCAGAAAAGGTTTTTAGTGAACACCCAATGGCTCTTTGGGCACTAGACGATAAACTTGACTACGTTAGCCTTATTTCAGAAGCGCAAAGAAATATACTTACACTTTGGGATGAAACAGGCTGTACTCTTTCAGCAGGTACTGGATTAACAGGTGAGCCATTTCCAGATAGTTATACTACAAAAGTTAGTTGTAGCATACCAGTTGGGGCTACAAATGAGGCTATATTAAAAAGCCCAGAGATAATTAATTTTCAAGATCTAGACTTAGAACTTGGAACATTTTGTATTGGGACACATTTTTATTCTGGAAGCGTTTATTTAGAATCAGTCTCTATAGGGTATGAGTATACGGATACAACAACTTCACAGGTTGTGCAAAACCTAAAAACCTTTAATACCTCAATATCAAACCAGTGGGGTTTTATATCTGAGACATTTGAAATACCAAACGAAAATACAAATTTTAAATTACTTATAAAGATTGTTACAAATTCTGGTGGAGACAATATAGATGATTATGAGTTTTATTTTAATGGAATATCTTTGGGTCAATGGTCTGAAGAGTTTAACGTAGTTTCTCTAGGTGTATCTTCAGAAACTTTTCCAGCAGAAATTGAACTAACAACGACTAGCAAGGTAATTCCTGCACCAGCATATGGAATATCTTCGGACACTGGATATTATCTTGTAAATGATAAATCTTTAGTAGCAAAAAATACTGGAGTTCCTTTAGTATTCGGTGCATCGAATGTTACAAAACTTTTACCAAATACAGGTGGTGATCCCTCTTTTATATTTCCTGGCAAAGGATTTTTACACGAAAATGGAAGGCATGGCGATTACACAGTAGAATTTTGGGCAAGAATAAATTCTGATTCATATCAGGCTAAAAGAATTTTTGGACCAATAGGAAGTGAAGATGGTTTATATGTAGAAGGTGGATTCTTAACTCTTTTAATTGGTGGAAAGTTTAGTTCTCATTTTGTTGGTGAATGGTTTAGACCAATGCTAATACATATTAGACTAATTACTGATAATGCAACGGTGTTAATCAATGGAGAACAGGTTATTTCGTTAGACTTTGTTACATCAAGCATACCTTTACCATCAATAACTGGAGAAGACTGGCTTGGTTTTTATGCTTATGCTGATGTGAATCCAGTAGAAATTGACTGTATAGCGATATACTCCTATCAGGTTGCAAATGTTGTAGCAAAAAGAAGGTATGTTTATGGTCAGGGCGTTGGTTCATCAGAAAGCATTGATTCTGCATATAGCGGAACCTCTGCTTTTATAGACTATTCTTTTGCAGACTATACAGCAAACTATAACTATCCAGATTTTGCACAATGGCAACAGGGAACATTTGATAACTTGTCAACAACTGCAACAGCATTAACAACACCTCAGTACTCACTACCAACAGTGTTTACTGGAACAAAAACACTTCAAAAACTTTATGATGACTCAGATACCTTATATCAAAATCTTACTAGTGGAGATTTAGGCACAGATGCCCATTTTATATCCTTAAATCCAGACTCAACTTGGAACAACGATGGTGCATATATTAACTTTGAAAACTTTAATATTTTAAATTCACAGGTTGCATCTTTGTATGGAGTGTTTCAGGTAAATAACCAGGGAAGCGGAACAGACGAAGCAGAAGAAGTATTGTTTAAGATATACAATCAAAGTACAGGAAACTACTTCTCCATTAACGTAGATGGGTTGGAGATTGTATACTCGTTGTATTACTCAGGAGTATCTCAAGAAATATATCGTACAGATGAGTTTGAAGTTGAAGAACTTTTTGCAGCAGGAATTAATATACAGACACTTGTAAATACGTTTGGTGGCAACGTTGCAACATTCTTTGGTAATCAAAACTCTCTAAGTCTTTATGTAGGTGGAGATAACTCTGGATCTAAAACATTTAAGGGATATATCTTTTCTATTGGTTTTTCAACAAGCCTAAATGCAAACTCTATATCTAGTCATTTTGATGAAAATGGAATTGCAATTATCGACACATATACGGGTAGTGGAATTGAGTCATCAGAAAATGCAATAGCCCTACTAGCACATACAGCAAGTTATACACTTTTACCAACATACTCTTATGGAAGTCTATTTTTGGACATTGGTGTTTCTGGATATTGGGAAGATTACATGCCACTATCTTATTTTGCACAATATGTTCAAAACGATGTTGGAAACTCATTCTATGATTTAGATTTTTTACAGTTTAACCTAGGCTATCCATCACCTTCTAGTTTGCTTCAATCAGAAACTACTGGATCTTGGACATATGAAGAGTTGTATAATTCTTACTCATTACCAACACAAAGAACATATCAGCAGTTAGATAACTCTTTGCTTACTGGCTGGAACAACTACCAAGACATTAAGGAAAAGGCTTTAAAGTATTATGAATACAATACAGAAAATGCAGCAATTAGAAGTTATGTTACTTTTCAATATATTGCCGATGGAGCAAACCTATCACAAGATAATTTTACAACAACTGTTTCTGCAAAAGAGAATTCCGTAGTTGATGTTTCAGAATACGCCTCTTGGTCAACTACAAAATTTGAGGTTGTTGATAATACAATAATTTACCCAAGAAAAGATGTTGACTTTAATAGTTTGGCAATTGTATATCATCTTGACTTTAATATTCGTGGAATACTAACAAAGCCAATACTACTAAGAAAACTTGAACTTGCATCACAAGCATTAAACGAAAACTCATTTAATCCTATAGGAACAAGATTTGGAACAGATCTATTCCCATACAAACGCTCTGGACTGTACTATGACTACAAATCAAAGAATCCATTTAGCATTTATAAAGGAAGCACTCCATATCTATATATGAATAGGACATCTGGAATACAGGTTCGTGGAGATTTTGACTCAAACTTTGATCGTGGAATTTCAATTCCAATTAATCAATCTCTTGCAGAAAACTATAGAGTAAGTGCAATGCAGTCTTGGATTAGATATGATCAGGAATCATTTACAGCAACACCAATTCCCCTATTTGAGATAAGACATAAGGCAGACACTATTGTTTTCTTTGTTGTAGCAAATGATGAAACTGGACAGCGTGGCAGAGTGTATGCTAAAAATAAATCAGATAATTCAGATTTTCAAGGAATATCTTATTATGTTAATGGAACACTTGTAAGAGAGCCAGTATTAACAATTAAAGAATGGCTC